TGCGCCACCAGCCGTCCTCGGAGTGCCGGGCGGAGAAGGCGTTGATCTCGCGCAGCACGTCCCGGGCCTCCTTGAGGGCCGTGACCCAGTTGCGCGTGGAGTCCGCGAGGAAGTCCGTCTTCACGGCCTCGGCCTTGAAGTCCTGCCAGGCCGTGTCCACCCGGCTCAGCTCGGCCTGGAGCCCGCGCGCGGCCGAGGCGGCCGGGCCGGAAAACTGCTGGTGGATGAGCCGGGCGGTCTTGAGCACCGCGTCCAGGCCCACCTCGCCGCGCTGGAGCATGGCGTCCAGCTCGCGCGTGGTCACGCCGACGGCCTTGGCCATGAGCTGGAAGGTTCCGGGCAGGCGCTCGGCCAGCTGGGTCCGGAGCTCCTCGGCGCTGACCTTGCCCTTGGAGAGCATCTGGCCCAGGGCCAGGAACACGCCGTTCATGTCCTGGCGGGAGAGCTTGAGGGCCGTGCCCATCTCCGAGAAGGCCGTGAAGATCTCGCCCGCCTGCTCCTCGATCTCGGTTCCCCGGGCCGAGGCGAAGAACCTCTTGGCCGTCTCGGCGGTGTCGTAGAACGAGAGGCCCAGGCGGTCGGACTCCTGGCGCAGGAAGGCGAGCCTGGCCCGGGCCTGCTCCGCGCCGCCCTCGATGGCCGCGAAGGCCACCTCGATGTTCTCCTTGCGCAGGGCGGCCCCGGCCGCCCCCTTCACGGCCGCCTTCACGGCCGAGACCGCGGCGGCGACGCCGAACGCCCCGGCCAGCCCGGCCCCGCCGAGAGGCAGGAACGCGGAGAAGCCGCCCCGGCCGCCGTCCGCGCCGAAGCGCTTCATGGCCTCCTGGCTCACGTTCATCTGCGTGGCCAGGGCCCGGACTTCGGCGCGGGTCAGCCCGGCCGCGCGCTGGATGTTGCGCAGGGCCTGGACCGCACGGTTGTCGGCGAATTTCTTCTGCAGGTCGGCGTAGACGGTGCCCGTGAGGCCGAGCTGCCGGGCCGCGTCGCCGGATCGCGCCGCCAGCTCGCGCATGGCGTTCGCCTGGCCCAGGCCGCTGGCGCGGACCTGGGCCAGGCTGTTCAGCATGGAGCGGCCGGAGCGGAGGGAGCTCTTTTCCAGGTCCAGGAAGGCGCGGTCCACGTCCTGGAACCCGCGCATGAGCCGTTGCGACGACAGGTTCACCTGGCCGAAGACCTTGGAGGCCTCGTCCTTGGCGGTGACGATGATCCTGGTTTCAGCGGCCATGCCTCAGCTCCCCTTCCCTTTGGCGGCCCTGGCCAGCTCGAAGCGCTCCAGGGCCTGGATCTTGTCGAAGCAGTGCGGGTCCAGGTCCACCGGCGGCCGCAGCAGCCCGGCCACCAGGGCCAGGGCCGCGTAGTCCAGGCCGACGAGGCCGAAGCCCGCGGAACGCCATTGGGTCCCGGCGGCCAGCCAGAGCCGCAGGGCGTCCCGGTTTTCCGGTTTCAGGTCCGGGCCCTTGGCGTAGGGGCACGTCGCGCAGGGAGGCGGATCGTCCGGGGCGCGTCCGGATGCGCACGTCCCGCAGTAGCCCAGCCGCTTGGGGTCCACGCTCCAGGCCCAGACCTCTAGGAGTTTTTTTCCTCCTCCTCGAGCTTGTTGCCGTTGGAGAGGTCCATGGTGCCGTAATAGACCTGCATGACGTCCGCACTGGAGTTCTTCAGCGCGGCGAAGCCCTTCTCGCCGTAGTGCTCGGCGAGCAGCTTGCGGATCGCGGCGCGGCGCTTCACGGGATCGTTGAAGTCCGCCGTGAGCACCGTCTCGATGAACTCGCCGTGCACGTCCCAGGGCAGGGACTTGAGCTTGAACTTCCTGCCCGACTCCTTGAGCGTGATCTCGTAGCCCATGACTCACTCCGTCCAGGTCTTGATCTCGTTGCGCAGGGTGATGACCAGCGAGGATTCGGCCGCGTTGACGTCCCGGAAACAGGTGATGGTGTAGGTCTCCTTGACCCCCTGGGGCCCCTCCACGGGCGGGGTGGCCCGGGACAGCTCGGCCTCCGGGAACAGCAGGCCCAGGGCGTAGCCGCCGTTGACCAGGCGCAGGCCCACGGCCAGGCGCGTCTGGAGCAGGGCCTTGTCCGCGTAGGCCGTGTCCTTGAACAGCCCGGTGAGGGTGCCGCCGGACTCCATGACGCCGCGGGAGATGTCGCCGAGCTGCCCCTGGTCGCCGATGGTGAACTCCCCGGCCTGGTTCAGGTTGAGGGTCAGGGCCAGCTCGGTGAACCGGCCCCTGACATCGACGCCGTCCACGCTCAGGGAGGCGTGGAACTGGCTGAACTTGTGCAGGGGGAAACGCACGGGGGCCGGGTCCATGAGGGCCGGGGGCGCGCTCTCGCCCGCGCCCAGCTCGGTCATGGCGGCGATGATCTCGCCCGAGCCGCCGATGGTCAGCTTGCACTGGTCGGCCTTGACCCCGCCGTTGCGGAACACGGCCGGGATGCTGGGGAACTCCCGCTCAAAGGCCGCGCTCTGGGTCTGGGCGTTGGTCACCTTGAAGACGTGGTCCCAGAACCGGGCCGTCACGGTCTCGTCCCCGGCCAGGGTCTCGGCTGCGAAGGCCGCGGCGACGACGATCTCGGCCGCGCCCGTGCCGCGCTTGAGCGTGTATGTGCCGTCGTAGTTCGTGGTGCCCGCCACGGTGATCTCCGCGCCCACGGGCAGGCCGTGTCCGGCGCAGGGCAGGCCCACCAGGCCGCCGCCCTTGTCCGTCACGGCCCCGGCGTCCAGGGTGATCCGGCGGGCCAGGGTCACGGTGTCCGTGTCGGCCACGGCCTCGGCCGTGTACGGGGCCAGGATGACCAGCTCGTCGGGCCCGGTCTCGGGCTGGAGCACGTGGGCCCCGTCGTAGTGCGTGGTTCCCTCGATGACCACGGGCGCGCCCTTGGCCAGGCCGTGGGCCGGGCACGGGATGCCCACCTTGCCCGAGCCCTTGTCGGCCACGGCCCCGTTGGCCAGGGCCTTGGCCGCCACCACGCTGGAGACGGGGAGCAGGAACATGTGCCGCAGATGCAGGCCGAAGGAATGGGCGTCCACGGGCACGTTGATGTCTCCGGCCACGTTCAGGTTGCCCCGGTCCGGGGCCGTGGCGTCCACATGGCCGGAGAGCACCTTGGACGCGCTCTGTTCCTGCTGTCCGGCCAGCTTGTTGTCCGTGACCGGGATGACGTAGCCCTTCACGACCGCCGGAAGCGCGTTGAAGGACTCCTCGAAGGCCATGTAGGTTCTGGTGAGACTGCCGCTTTCCTGGGTCATGGATTCCTCCTAGAAGCCGCCGATGGTGTTCTCGGCGGTCACGGTGATGAAGACGTGCCTCTCGAAGTAGTTCTCGCCCGGCTGGGCGGTCTCGGATTCCCAGACCGCCGGACGGTAGGCGCTGTCCATGAGGACCTGGAGCGCCCGGGCCTCGAACTCCGCCGCGCTGCGGTAGCCCCGGAAGACCTTGCCGCGTCCGCCCACGCTCTCCACCGCCCCGTCCTCCAGGCCCAGGGCCAGCATGAGCCGGTACTCGATGCGCTCGCCCTCGGCGGCGGACAGGTCCGGGCCGTCCTTGGTCTGCATGGGGACCACGACCACGAAGGGCGCGTCGGGCTCGCCCTGGAGGTTGAAGGGATCGGTGCCGAGCTGGATCGCGGGCTCCCTGCCGAAACGCTCCAGGCAGAAGGCGTTGAGCGCCACGCCGGAGAGCAGGGCCTCGAACCAGGCCTCGGCCACGGTCTGGGCTTCGGCTCGGATCATGCGGCCAGCCTCCTTTCGCGCATGTACTTCCGGATCCGGGCCTCGATGCGCGGGCCGAACTTCTGTTTCAAGGCGTCGTAGACCGGCCGGATCACGGGCCGGGCCGGGGCCGCGATCTCGCCCTTGCCGCCCAGGCGGTAGCCCTCGCGGATGAACTTGCGGCGCATGGAGGCCGTGACCCTGGTGCGGAAGCCCGCCTGGAGCTTTCCGGCCAGGCGCGCGGCCGCCTTGGACAGCCAGCCCGTGCTGACCTGGAACTTGTAGTCCTCGGCCAGGTAGCCCACGGCCCGCTCCAGGTCCCCGAAGGGCTGCTCCGGCAAGGCGGACCGGGCCCAGGAGCCGGACTTCTCCCGCCGGGACAGGGCCAGGGGGACGCGCGGCGGCCAGCCCGCGTAGGGCCGCCCGCCGTGGCGCAGCGCGCCCTTGACCGCGGCCCGCAGCCAGTAGCCCAGGGAGCTCAGGGCCTTGTTCAGCTCCTCCGGGAAATCACGCACGAGCGCCGCCAGCGCCGGGACCGAGGCGTCCGTGACCTGGAACCGGGCGCCGAAGCGCGAGGCCCGGTCCAGCACCACGGGATAGGAGCGGCCCTTGGCCGTGCGGATGCGGCCGATGACGGTGAACTCTTCGGACATCAGTACTTCCCTCGCTGCTGGGCGGCGGCGCGGCAGACCCGCCACAGGGGCGCGGACGGCAGGGAGCGCGGCTCGGGCAGGACCTGCCGCACGCCGTACTCCCGGCCGGACCAGAGGATGAGATCGCCCCGGGCCGGGTCGGCCTGGGAGGCGTCGAAGCGGAACTCCGCGTGCTCGGCCGCGTGGTTGAACACCGGCCCGGGCCAGCCGGGCGGCGGCGGGCAGAGCCCGTGGTCCGTGACCACGGCCCGCAACGGGGTCTCCGCCCCGCCGCGCTTGAGGACCACCGCCTCGCCCTGCGCGGCCAGGATGGCCGCGGCCGCGCCGCCGAAATTCATCTGGCGGCCCCTACTTCCCGTTGAACAGGGGTACGAATTTGGCGATGATCCCGCCCATGGTGGCCGCCGCGCCCATCATCAGGGCGAGCACGGCCGCGCCGCCCTTGCGGCGCTGTTCCAGGGCCTGGAGCGCATCCACGTCCTCTTCCAGGGCCTTGATCCGTTCGCTGCGCTCGTCGTCCCGGGCGAAATGCGCCTTGAGCATCTCCTCCAGCCTGGCCAGCGTGACTTCCACGGATTCCCTGCTCACCGCGCCACCCCCTCTTTCTTTTCCCAGCTCCGAGTGACCGCGAGGCCGAGCATGCCGAGGATGAGCTCCATGATCGTGCCCGACAGCTCCACGGGATAGGCGGGCAGGACCACGGCCTGGATGTCCGGGGCCTGGGCCATGATGGCGATGCACTGCCAGGACCAGAGCACCGCGCCCATGACGTGCTTGGGCAGGTAGTAGGAGGCCAGGGCGAGCCCGCCGATCCAGCCCAGGAAGGGCCGCCATCCGGCCACGAACACGGACTTGTGCGCGGCCTCGGCCAGGTTCGTCATGATCTGCATGACGTAGGGCTTCTGCCTGAGCTCCTCGATCTCCGCCTGCGCCTTGGCCCGCTCCTCGTCCGAGGTGAACAGCTTGTCGGCGGCCGAGCCGACGGCGTCCACCACGGAGGACGCGCCGCCCGTGAAGATGTTGCCGATGACGGACATGAGACCCATCACGCCACCCCGTTGCGCAGGAAGAACCAGGCCGCGGCCGCCAGGGCGAAGAGCAGGGCCACGCCCGCGCCGGTCACGGCCCCGAACCAGAACTTGTCGAAGAACAGCCAGCCGCAGAGCCCGCCGAGGCCGGAACAGACGAACGTCACCGCCGCCAGGGCCAGGGCGGCGGCCAGAAGCAGGGCGTTGCCGTAGCCGGCGTCCATGTTCAGCCCTCCCAGCGGTTGTCGGCCATCTGCCGGGCCAGACGCCGGGCCCGGCCGCCCACCTGCTTGGCCCAGAGCGAGTCGAGCATCTCGTCGGCGGCGCGGGGATAGTCGCCCGTGCGCATGGCGTGCAGGGCCCGGGCGAAACCGGCCACCTTGGCCGCGCCCATGTTGAAGACCATGTCCCAGAGCACGGCTTGGCGCGGCGGGTCCAGGTGCGCGGCCCAGGGCCAGCGCCGGAGCATGTCGGCCCGGGCGTCCAGGAGGTCCGCGACGAGCAGGCGGTCGGCCTGCTCGCGGGTGATGGCCGCGCCGACCTCGCAG